AGACAAGTGGGATGATGTTTCTTTTGCAACGAGTTTTCGCATAACTTTGTCGAAAGGTTCTCTGCTTCCTGTGACGGTTTCGAGAGCTTTGATGGTGGTGGGCTTTTCTTTCGTTTTGTCCTTTGGGATTTTGTCGCGGCCGATTTTATCGGCTCTGCGGCTTCGGGCGTTTTTGAGGATGCGCTGGATGCTTTTTCCGACGACATTGTTTCTTTTGCTCATTAACTTTCGTTTTAAGCTTGATTGCGGACGGGCAATGTAATCAAATCGTGAACGGACGGCTTGATTGTTATGGCCTACAAAGCCGGCCACGGCCATCATTCCACAAACCGCCACGAAAAGTGCCAGCATAAAACGTCTATCATCACTTCGTTCGACCCACGCCGCCCACATAACTGCGGCGATGCCGACCCAGAGCAACCGGGGTTTGAGGAACGTGGATCCGAATATGTTCAAACAATAATGTTGATTGAGCCGGTAAGTGAAACAGCCTTCCCGCCGCAAATGATAAGACGCCGTGAAACACCTCAAAAACAATGCTGGCAACCACTCCTTGGGAGGTTTTTGAGAGCAGTACAAATGCAGAGAATATTTCACAATTTCGATGATGACTAAAGCCCAAACGGCCGCTTTTTTTGGGATGGATATTTTGCATTTGCGCAAGGCCACGTACAAATATGAATAAGCAGAGACAAAACACTCTTCAGCAAATGGCCAAAAAACTGAATGTGCCAGCGACTGCAACACGGCGGACGCCCAATCATTTTCGAAAGGATCGCCCAACACCAAATTTGCACACCCCATGCTTAAAACGCAGGGTATCGATTTCTTTGCTATCTCCCGAGCCACTTCGGCTGAACCTCGAATTATTGTGACGAGTTTGGCTGGGTCGGAATGAGTTTTGAAGGGCAGATTCATGTGGCGCCTGCGTAAAAACTCGACGACTGAAGCGCGACGTGCGCGCCCGGCCAAAAAAGCTTTGAAACCTAAAGGCGCACGCCACAGTGCCTTGATATGGGGCAAATAGGGAAAGTTAGTGTGGTACTGCATGATAACGCCTTGCACTATCTGCCACCAGGCGAGGGACCCTTTGGCGACGGGCGGGTCGGCCAACCATCCTCCACGCGTGACGAAACGTGCTAACTGAGGCACCAAGCGATAAGACACGTGTGGATCAGTGACGCGGACCACTTGTTGACTACAAAAAGTGGCGTCCTCGAGGCGCATTCGACGTGTCAATTCAAGTTGGAGGCCCAACCTGGCACTCGCTTCGCCGTTGTACGACAATCCGGGTTTAACAAACACCAGCGAATCGTCACCGCATACAAATATTTTGACGAGCCCAAGAGCCACGCGCGGCGACAATGCATTAGCCACGCAAAAATTGTAGAAGCAAACGAATCCAGTGAGCATTGAATTGCCCACCGTGGTGGCAGTGCTGCCGGTTTTTAAAATGCTCACCAGATGCGCGAACACACGACGTTTTGTGTCGCGACCAACAATATTTTGGTCGGCCGTTATGAGCTCAACGACGGTGCTTCCACTGGCCGTCATGACATCCAAACCACTACGCTGAATGAAGTCGGTGAGGGGAAGGAAAGTTTCGGGGCGTCGATTGGCCTCAAACTTGGCAAAATCGCCTTCGTACACATCCCAATTAGCGTAAAGTGCCATTTGCTCGCCGATTTGAGCATTGGTAGAGCCCGGGGTGTAGACTATTGGCGATTTGGCGCCCCAAGTCTTCTTCAGCTGTTCGGAAGCGGCCACACAAGTGGGCCCCAGGCAGACGTTGAGATGAGGAGTACAGCTCAAAACGATACGAGGGGGCTTAACTTTGACATGTTTCTTTCTGATGAGGCCGGAGTTTTCAAGTTTCACAATGGGGCTAAACCTGTGCAACCTTTTGATGACAGCACGACGTCGAGACTTCAATTGTTTGTGGGCCACAACAAGAGCTTTAGCTTTGCCTGGGGGAAAGCGCGCGACGTACTGCGGCAGAGGAATGGGCTTCAAAGGCACGGCAGGCGCTATGTCTTCACCATAGTCGGCCACAAATTGCCGAAAACCGCATTCGCCTAGGGCGCATTCATCATCACACTCATCGCCAACATGCTTGGCGTAGTAATTTTTGTGGCGGGCCAACCGCTGCGTCAGGCCACATGCCAAATTGCTAGCGCTGGGGCCGTACAAAACTTGCTGACCTTCGGCAGACACACCCCAAAAGTCACTGCGCTTCATGGCTATTCTGTCGGCTTTGCCATTGGCTTGAACTGCACAACCGGCTTCAAGCCCCCCGGTTGCGCTGGCACCACCCCCGGGGCGTGTGATGCTTCGCCAGTTTAAACCGACAGCTATGATGGAAAGAGGTAATAACTCAGCCAGCCCCCAAAATTCCCAGGGCATGTAATCCACCATGACTGAAGATGGTCCGAGGTTTTGATCAACGGCGCTCGGCTCTTCACCGTTCCACCACAAGTCAATGGTTTCCAACCATGAGTTAAACGTGGCGCGTGGAGACCGCACTGACTCTTTCAGCTGCTGCATGAGACCTTTGTCAGCATGATATATGGCGTAGTCAAAATTGAAATCACTACGTATCTTGCTGCAACCACGGTCTTCCCATGAGAACAGTCGATCGGCTTCATGTTGAAAAGTGTAACAACCTTTGTACTTTTTCATGAACCGATAAATTCGGGATTGGCTTGGTTCGTGATCCTGTAACTGAAACGAACGTGCCACAGCAGCTTCGTAAGTGTCAGCGCAAACAGGGCGATTCCAAAGTGTGACGCAAGTGCTCGAAGTGCGCCACTTCCATATCCCGCCGCAGACCGCAAAAAGCAAAATCCAAAACCATGAATAACGCCAGAGGACGTGCCAGAGCGTTCGACAGGGCTTGTTGCACCATGACAACATCTTCGGGACAATTCGCGGGGTCGTGAGGTCATTCGACACGTCCCACGCAGCTTGTTTGAAGCCTTTCCACACGGAATCCATTCGCGTGGTGACAGCTCGACGTTTCTTGCGGATGTTGTCAGCGACCGCTCGTGCGGCCTCGGGCAACTGGTCGAGGACGAGACCGCATGCTGCGGCGTTGCGTTGGGGGTCATCACCGCCGTTAACCTTAATGCGACCAAGAGTGATCCTGCCCGCAACGATGTTGACGGAATCATTGATTGCGTCATCGTCGAGCTTGCTTGTAAGCAATTGGTTCTTAAGCTCGAGTATGATATTTTTTTGAAGACGGAATGCAGGCAGAATAACTCCGGTGGCGGGATGGGGCACCGAAAATTGGATCTCCTCCTCTTCGTAGTCTTTGTCATCGTGAGTGGAATTGCAGACGTCTTCAACATCGTTGAGCAGCATATTTTTGGCTTGAGCTTGTTCAGCCATGATTTCACGCAAATCGCATTTTGCTTGAATCGGCTGCGCAACAGCAGCAACTGTCGCATATTTAGAATCACCGGGTGCGTCTTTCCCGTCGGTGCAAAACTGAGCCCAATCCATTTTGGGTGGGGCAGACTTTGGCGTGACATCTTTCGGGAGAGCCGTTTTAATGGTAAGGGGCGGTTTGGGCGCCATGTTGCTCAGCGAAATGGTAAAAATGGTGTGCGTGTAGCCAACGAACTCCTTGTTGACTCGCAGGATTTTTCCGCCGGGCATGTTGAATGAATTCCCTTCGATCGTTGCATGCTGACCATGAGTTGACACGCGCAAGAACCATGGTAAAACGTAATCAAATTCAGAATCGCCATTAACTTTGACGGTGTAGCTACCGCGGCGTTGAGGAGGCGGAGCATTGTCGAATACGGCGGCGACCGCAGCAGCCACTTTCTCGTCCGTGGTAATGCTGCTGGGCTCCAACGCCATGTTATCGGTTATTGAAACCTCGCCGTTCGTGCGCTTCATCAACGAACCCATCTCATTGACGTTCCAACAACAAACAACGCCAATTTTCACGCGTTCCAAGAGTGCCTCCAGTATTTCAGGAGTCGGCACGACGCCTTCGAACCAAACTCCGGCCCATTTTTCATCCTTGACGGGCTGTGGAGGGAAGTGTGGACAATACCACCAACTATCCGAGCAGCCTTTTGCGCACATGGACCAGCGCGGGTTGTTCTGCATCGAAACAGCAGCCGATGCCTGTCTGCTATCACTAAGGACTCGAACTTGTCCGAAGTGGTGCGGCGCCCACATGTGTGGTTGGCCATCATACACCATCATCGGGTTGTTGGTTCCAACGTTAAATTTTTTCGCCGTGTTTGAAACCAGCACCTTTTTCCAGTGCGCCGTCAACGGGTGGGTGTGCCCGGTTTTGTGGTGCTCAGCAACGGTATATGCAGCCGGCTGATAACTTTGGAGCGCAGCTTTTTGCTCGACATTCGGCGCGAAAGTCAGATACGTGGCATCAACACGTTTCATCATGTGGTGGTTGTTGCACGTGTCCATTTTTTTGCACGTGTCAGGCCATTTACACATCTTGCGCGGGGGTCCGAGAGGTCGTGCGCCCGTTTTGAAAGTGCAGCCCGTTATTAACGGAACTTCAGGTTCAAACAGCGCAAGGTGAGCGGGGTGCGACATACGAACGGGGACTTTATTCGCCCAACAGACTGGACACGCGTCGGTCTGATTATGGACGGGCTTATATCCACCGTTGTCCTTGTACATCGCAATTACTTTTAGCAGCGCACAGGCTTTGTGCGCCGCATGTTTGGGCGCGCTCTTAAGCGCGCCATGCAAGCCGAAGGTCTTTTTCCCTTCGGCGGTTGGCTGGAATTTTTCGTCTCCAGCCGGGACATCAACTTTATGACAAATGTCA